TCATAGCCACAGTGGACGCTGACCACCGACAGTCGGGTGCGGCGGTGCCGGGTCAATGGCTCCCGGAGTAACAATAAAGCGCTCTATCGTTTCCATTGTCATAAACGTGCAACTACAGTTGATGTTCTGGCACTGGTGGTAGCGCTCTTTCGTATTTTCGGTTAGATAGCGGCTTGTTCGCGCATGTGCGGCATGATGGCACTTCGGACAATGAAACATAATCCACCTCTTATTCTCAATTCGTGAAGCAATGATAATCATCAATTCACTTTTTGTGAATACATTTTATTCATCATCCGATTCCGCGCTGTACTCCACATCAGAGAGTTTAACCTCAAGCTCTAAGCCCGTCGTGAAGCCGCCATTACTCAGATTGTGAGTCACCTTACTGATTAACCAAGATTGCTCGTCTATGACGCGCTTAAAGCCTGACACGCGCACCGGCACCTCAGGGAATAAATCAGCCCTACCAAGCGCCAGCGTAATTGAAAACTCCGCAACGCCGCGCTGTAGCTTATCCCACTTAGCCTGAGCGGCGCGCATCGCCTGCGCCTTAGAAGCGTAGACAGTCGTCAGCGCCAGCACGTTATCGGCCTCACCGGCCATATACTCACCCTCGCGCGCCTCCGGCTCTTTTTTGGCCTTTGTCTTTTTGCTAACCGGCTTTGCTTTCGGGTGCTCCAGTGCGCGCAGGTGCTTCTCTTTTGGCTTACGTTTCAGTGTTACTTTCTGCTTTTGCGGCTTCGGGTCTTTGGTGTGCAACCATTTTGCCGTTACGCCGGTATAAGCCCCACGGTCGGCAATAGCAAACTGGTGACGGTCGCCATCGCTGCGGGTCAGCGTCATTTGTGGGACGGGTTTACCGCTGGCCGTCATCGCACTACCGGCTTTCAGAAACAGGAGTTTCCCCGCTTTCACTGACACCGCCGCCCCATTGCGGTCAGCCAGTCGGGTCAGAAATACGGCGTCGGACTCCTGTGACTGGTCGATATGCGGCACCGGTATTTTTTTCAATGAATCCGCGACACTGGCCGTCAGTTTATTGCGCTTTGCAATGGTGCTGACCAGCTCACCGAGGGTTGTGTCGTGCCACGATTCTTCACGCCGTGAATTGAGCGTTCCGCGAAAGTCTGCACTACGCGCCCGGATGGTCAGGGTATCAGGCGCGCCCCGATGCTCAATCTCATCGACCGTGAAATCGCCCTTATTCAGAAGCGCGGAACCCTGCCACCCAAGCCACAGAGTCAGCACCGCCCCGCGCAGGGGTAACTCGACTTTGCCGTCGGTGTCGTCTAGCTCAATGTCGAGCTGGTCAGCCTCAAAACCCCTGTTGTCGGTCATGGTAAGAGAAATCAGCCGGTCACTAAAATTGCTGGTAATGTCCTGGCTGTTCAGTGTCAACATAAACGCCGGTGCAAGGCTGGTACCGGCATCAATAGTCATACCCGTAATCATGCTGTCAGCCCTCCGAGCGCACCCTGCAGCTTATCAGTGAGATTACCGGCAGAGCCGAGAAGCTCGCTGGCCTGCTTATTCAGGTCGCCAAACATTGCCGTCAGTGATTCGTCGACCCGTTTCAGCGAAAGGGTGAAATCAATCTTTCTGGCCGCGCCGTCGCTGAAAAACTCGGCATGCGTGGTCGACACCTTATCGACGATATACATCCCGAAGATATTGCCGGTTCCCTCAATAAGCGGCCATGCTCTGCCCTCGTCGGCCATCAATTCAACAGCCAGCAGGGATATGCGACCGCCGGTAATAGCAGGGTAAAGCGTACCGGCAAGCTGGATCGAGTTCTCTCCCTCGCCGAGAAACTGATATGCAGGAGGTTTCCCGACCCGGTCATTAGACGCCCAGCGATAATCTTTCGAGTGTTGCATCGACTGATAAGGCAGGGTACGGCGTTCAAACACAAACATTCCAAGCGCAAGCATCATCGTTTATTCCTCTCAGTCATGGCTCATACTGGCACGCTGACGCGCACGCTTTTCGCGCTCAATCTGTTCGAGCGTGTCGCGTAGCTGTCTGTCAAGCTGATGCCCCGGCGCAACACCTCCCGGCAGAGTGATGTTGTATTCGCTTTTGCTCTGGTCAATGTAAGAGCGCCCCGCCGGTGCGGTAACTGGCTGATAAGCCTGATAGCCGCCATATGTGCTGGTTGCCGGGATGTAGGAATTACCCTGCGTGGCGGCATTGGTTTTGGCGACAGTCTGGTCGAGGCTGTCCGATTCTTTGTTGATGATGCCGAGTTTTTCGAGAAGCCAGTCGACACCGCTGCGCAGCTTGTTAAAAACATTGAGCGGAGCCATCAAGGCAGAGGCCAGTGCCTGACCAAATATGACGCCGACATTTTTGCAGCTATCGAGCGTCTCCTGCGTGGCCTTGACTGGTGCAATCAGGTCTTTGAACCACTGCCAGACGCCGCGCAGTTTCTCACCGAGTCCGTCAAAGATTGGTGCTAATGGAGCGAACATTTCCCCGACCGGTGCAAAGGCACTCATGATGCCCTCAATCACCCCCGAGAAAAATGCGCTGATGGGCTCCCAATATTTGCGGATGAGTAGCGCCCCGGCCACAATCGCCGCACCGACGGCCACAATCGGCCAGGTAATCGCCCCGAGTGCGGTCACAATGGCACTACCAGCAACAGTAAAGACCGTACCCAACACGCCAGCAGCGGCGATAATGGCGTTAATCCCCATGACAACCGGCCACGCAACGAGACCAATGCCGCCGATGATACCAATCAGAGCAAGTGCGCCACCGGCAATAATGCCGATAGTTGTCGCCAGTCCTTTGTTTTTCTGGATCCAGCCATCGAGCTTTAACACGTATTGTGTGGCGGTTTGGGTGAGTTTACGCAGCGAGCCCTCTTGCTGGTCAAAAAGGTCGGTACCGACTGCCTCATAAGCTGACTGGAACTCTTTAAAGTCGCCGCCGAGGTTATCCTGCATAACCTTAACCAGTTCCTCGGTTTTACCGTCCGAGGCTTTAAACGCGGCAGTGAGCCGGTCAAGTTTGCCGCTTGATGCTGCCTCCATCAGCACCGCCGCCGCCGAGCTGGCCTCCTCGCCGAAAATGGTTTTCATGTACTCGCCGCGCTGGCTTGTCCCAAGGTTGTTTTTCTCAAAGCTGTGCTGCATTTCTTTCAGGATGGAGAATATCGGACGCGTGTTCCCCTTGCTGTCGGACGTTTTGACGCCGAGTTCCTTAATGGCCTCAAACGCTTTTCCGGTGGGAGCCTGCAGGCGGCTGAGAATGGCGCGGCTACCCGTACCCGCCATTGACCCGGTGATTTTGGCGTCGTGCAGCGCACCGACCATTGCGGCGGTTTGCTCGATGCTCACCCCGGCATTTTTCGCCACTGGCGCGGCATAGGTCAGCGCATCGCTCAGTCCGTCAAAATCGGCGGCGGTTTTATTCATCGTCATCGAGAGAACATCGCCAATGTGAGCAATCTTGTCGTTTGATAGTTGAAACGCTGATTTCATCCCGGTCAGCAGCGCAGCATTTTCCTCCATTGAGCGCCGGTTTGACAGCGCCATATTCAGCGTGACTGGCGTTGCCGCCTGAATGGCAGCAGCGTCACCACCGCTTTTCGCAATGATGATTTGTGCGCTCGCTGCGTCATCTGCAGAGGCTGCAGTATTGTCGCCGAGCTGGCGCGCCTGTTTGCGTAGCGCCTCCATTTCTGGCGACTGCTTATCGACCCCGAGCACGGCCTGCAGTTCGGAATTTTTCTGCGCAAAGTCATAGCCGGGCATCAGTAATTTAACCCCGGCCATCGTTCCCGCTGTCGCGATACCGACCCCGGCAGCACCGGCTGCGGCCATGTTACCGGCAAGCTCTTTACCTGATTTATATCGTTCTTTAACGCGGCTTAATTTCGCCTGCTGCGCACTGACGCGCGCCAGTGCCTCGCGTTGTCGATTAAGCTGCGCCGTCGTTTCGCTGATGGAGGTTTTAAGCCGACGCTCATCGGCAGACAGGGTGCGGGTATTAATACCGGCCTGCATCAGCTCGGAGCGCTGGCGCTGTACTGACGTTCTCAGGCTGTTGTATTTCGCTTGCAGCTCTGAGGCGGCACGCTTTGCCGCTTCGAGTGCCTGCGCCTGCGCGCGGGTCGGACTGGTGGTGTTTTTAAACTGCACGGCCAGTTCACCGGCTTCGCGTTTCGCTTTCTCAAGCGACTGGCTGGTTACGGCCAGCTGCGCGCTTGCCTTACGAAAGCCGTCGATTTTCGATGCCTGACCATTCAGGTCACGCAGCCCCTTTTGTGTGTCGCGAATATCACCCGAGAGGGATTTACTCGCGGTCTGGATGGATTTAAGCGGTCGGGTCGCCTGGTCGACCGCTCTCAGCAATACCTCAAGCCTCAGGTTATTACTCATTGTGGTTTCCGCTACGCTGCAGCGCCTTTTCGCGCCATGTGATGAGCTCGGTCAGGCTCAGGGAATAGAGCTCTGATGGCGACCAGTGAAATATCACTGCAATATCCGCCATCAGGTCATCGGTCGACAGGCCGGGCGGGAAATCTACTCCGCCGAAGCCGGTGACAAAAAACCAATCACCTTAGCGGCCAGCGACAGCATGTCGGGCAGGTTCATCGCGGTCAGTTCCTGCGTGGTTAGCGCGGGATAGGTCATGCGGGGCAGGACTTTAATCAGCGCATCGACCTCGGACTGCGCCACCGCCGCCAGACTGACACCGCGCAGGGTACCGGCGTTCGGCTCAATCAGGGTGACTTTATCAATCGTCTGACCGGCGCGCTTAATCGGCTTGTCGAGGGTCACGACGTTCGGGTTTGCGGTGTCAATTTCATTGCCAGCTGTATCAACAAATTCAGCGGGTTTACGTGGTACTTTAGCCATGATTTTTTCTCTGCTCTGAATGGGGTTAATAACCGGCCAGCAGTGCTGACCGGTCAGGGAATTACAGCCCGATTGCGCGGCGGTGCTGTTCCAGACGGTCGACGCCGTTCACCTTCTCGACCATGTTGACGGTGTCGATTTCGATGACGTCGCTGCCATCAATCGTGAGGCGGTAGTAGGTGCAGACAGTCGACAGTTTGGTCGAGGTGTTTTCACCCTGCTTATTCTCGCCACCGTCGATTTCTTTATGACGGCCACGCATGACCACCTCGACCGCCACGATTTCGCCGGTGTCGTCGCGCTGGTAAGAACCGGCAAAACGCAGCGGCACAGCATCAGCACCCGGGGCGGCGTACTGCGCCCACAGCGCCACATCAGGCAGGCCACCGACAGACCATTCGACGGTGAGCGCATCATCGTCGAGGCCGAGGTCAATCGCTGCCGCGCCATTCATACCGCCGCCGCGATAGTTTTCGAGCTTGCGGGTCAGTTTCGGCAGCGTCACGGATTCAACAACCCCCATGTAGCTGAGGCCGTCATTGAACATATTCAGATATTTGAGTTTACGGGGTAGTGCCATGTTATTTCAGGCTCCTTAGCTGTTGACCGATTCGGCCAGATTCACCAGATATTTATCGGTGATACGCTGGCGCAGGGTCAGGCTTTCCAGTGGCGGAACCGGTGTATAGTCGTAGTCGATATACAGTTTCCCGGCCTTGAGGGTTTCCTTGTCGTTCGATTCCTCATCGAACCAGCATTTACCCTCCACGATGTAGCCGTTTGATTTCAGCTCGCGGAATTTGGCGTTAATGCCGTCAACAATGTCACGAATGAGCGTGGCGGTAATGGGCTTGTCGACCGCCCACATGTGCGCCTCCGCCATCGTGTCGGCCAGTACCTGTGCGGTGCGGGTGTAGTTCTCAAACAGAAAAAGCGGGTCATCCGAGCAGGTGCGGTTACCCCAGAAGCGGAAACCGTCCTTGCGTACCAGCGTTGTAACCCCGGCCTCGTTGAGCAGGTCAGCATCGGTGCCGGATGCCTGCAAATCCCAGAACACTGAGGCGCTGATGCCGGTAACGCCCTGTACACCAACGTTAGACAGGGTTTTGTGCCAGCCGACAGTCTGGTCGATGTAAGCACGCAGGCCGAGTGCACGCGCAGTGGCGTAAGCCGTTGCGGTGGCATTTTTGACGGTGTCCCACGCGAGGAAATCAGGCCAGATAACCATCAGCTCACGCTGACTGAAATTCTCACGATAGGCTATCGCCTCGGAAATGGTTTTACAGCCCCATGCGCTGACATAACCAAAGGCGCGCAGGCTGATACAGATCGACGCAAGTGCAGTTGCAACCTCCTGCGTATCGAGACCCGGCACACCGAGAATACGCGGCTTAACACCGGTGACCGCTTCGGCAGTTAACAGCGCCTTGATACCGGTGTACTTACCGTTCTCATCCGTGCCGCCGATAATGTTGGACGTGGTCTGCGCTTCTGCGTCATCTCCGGTACCTTCGGCAACACGCACGACAACGGTGACAGGCTTTGACTGGTCGGCGATTGCCTGCAGGGAAGCAGACAGCGTGCCTTTTTTACCGGCTTTCGCAATGGCGCTTTGCACATTGGTAATCAGCACCGGCTCATTGAGGGGAAACAGCGTGGCATCGGCATCGCTGGCTGTACAGACCATGCCAACGACTGCAGTCGCTACTGTGGAAATAACACGCGTACCGTCATTAATTTCGATGACCTGCGTGCCGTGGTGAAAATCACTCATCCGGTTAACTCCGTGGTTAAGGGGTGAGTATATTTTCAGGTCAGTACACAAGAGGGGGCTATTTGTACCGGCTGTCAGGTTGATGGCACAACGACAGGAAAAAGAAAAGGCGGGTAATAAACCCACCTGAATATTTAGCGTGGTATATCCGGCCAGTCAGGCGCAGATGTATCCACCCGGTTTACCATTACGCTGTAGAGTTCCCATGCTTCCAGCCGTTTAATCTCTTCATCTGTGGCGATTTTTAGTTTTACTGCCCGCGCCAGTGGTGCAATGGCTGATTCAGCCTCAGCAAGGCGGCGAACTTTTTCAGCTTCCGCCTTTTTACGCAGCTCTTCCGGCGAATGAACCCGTTGAGCAACTTTACCGTCCTGATATAACCACATACCATCACCACGACAATCATCAGGGCAGTCAGCAGCGTCTATTTCCGCAACAGACATATTAACCGGCCACAACATTGATATAGCATATGTGTTGCCACGTTGCGGGACTGGCTTATTAACAACACCCCAGATAACCCCTTCATGGTCGTACATGATTTTTGCAGTATCATTAGAAAATAATGACTGACACTCATACCAGTCCTGTCCGTCGTCCGACTCCAGAAAATATGCACCTATATTTATTTCGGACTGCGTTTTCCCCCTGTTTACGGGCGCGTCAATAAGTCTGAAATTTTTAATATCCTGATATTTTTTCATTATGCCGTTCCCCCTTGTACGGTATACCACTGGTTCCCGACTCGTTTTTGCAAAGGCGCATAATTAATACCATCAATATTTTCGCCTTGATTATCTTTCCAGACGGAGGTAACTACATATCCGGGAGTGTTAGGCCATGATCCTGCATTGTTCCAGGTAGTCACTGATGTGCCGGCCCCTAACTGAACATCCAAGACGAGATTATTATTAATCCAAGTACTTAACCAGTCATTTCCCCATAGCGAACCAAATATATCACCGTTATTATGATAGATGGCCCCGCCTGCACGAAGCGTGTTAGCGGTGATATCGCCATTGACCGTAAAGACAATCGAACCATCAGGATTTCGCTGGCTGTACAGATGCCATCCCTGATCGTCGTCCAGTTCAATAACTGTTGGCCTGTTTGCGTCGCCCCATAAATTAAACGTGGCTGTCATTGTCGAATTATTATTACTCGTCAGTGACAGCCTTTTCCCGTCACCTGCTCGTATGCCACCATTAGTGAGAACATCTACTGACATGTGTAACCCGGAATTGTCGATATAACCGACCCGGGCATTATTGGCGTAAATACCCAGAATGCCGTCGCCATCCTGTTTAAACCCTGTATCGTTATCACCGAGCACAATCGAATTACCGCCCAGTGCATTGTCAGTACCAATACTCAGCGGTCCGTTAAGCTGCCCCCCTGTAATCGGCAATGCCCCCACATCACCGGCTGTTGGTTTCATCAGACTACTGTAAATTGTATATGTCTGACCGCTGGTTGAGTTCCCCGGCTGTACTGATGAATATTCAGGCATACTGTACAGCGTGACATTTGCATTACCGGTGTAATCATATTGCGCAATTAACCAGTACGCATGCTGGCCGATATTAATATAAATATCGTAAGTGTCGCCTGATGTATTAACCCATGCGACCTCGTTAGCAGAAGTCGGCGAGCGTCTCCACAGCGTGGCGGTTATTCCAACAGGTGAACCATTACCGGCACGCAGCACTAATTCACTGATTGCCGCCTGCTCAAATAAGCCAACGTTAAACCCAGCCCCTCCATATAATTTAATCACCGCAGTTGATGTAGCCTGCGGCATTACAACTGTGGCGATTTTGTACCATCCAGAAGCATTATTAAATGTGATATTGGTAGAGGTCACGGCACCGATAGTTCTCGCAAATTGTTTTTTGTCAGGAATATCGCCGCCATTACTGTTTTTCGCCAGCCGCCCGTTCGCATTATCCATAGCCGCTTTAACCGCTTTCGACGTTGCGGCCAGCGTCTCAGACGTGCTGTCAGTGGCATTGCTGAGCTGGATAATCCCTTTACGCGCTGTAGTGGCGTCCTGAGCTGTATATTTCGCTTTAGCAAGGTCATATGCCACCTTGACCGCTTTCGGTGTCGCGGCAAGTGTCTCAGACGTACTGTCAGTGGCATTGCTGAGTTGCACAATGCCTTTACGCGTTGTGGTGGCGTCCTGAGCTGTATATTTCGCGTTAGCAAGGTCATACGCTGTCTTGACAGCTTTCGGCGTCGCTGCGAGCGTTTCAGACTCGCTGTCTGTCGCGTTACTGAGCTGAGTAAACCCTTTTTCTTTAAGAGTGGCATCAGGATGACGACGGGATTTTTCATGTTCGGCGAGCCTGTCGTCGACATAATCCTGCGTCGCCATCACCATCGTTGAGTCAATGGAAAGCTCCACAGACTCGACACTGCTGACAATGATGACCATGCGGCATGTCTGCGCACGCCCTGAGCCCTCGGCCAGTTCTGGCTTGTAGCTTTCGGCCATATTGGCAACAGCAATCAGCGTCCCTTCATCGTCGTAAAGGCCAAGCTCACGCATCCAGAAGCCGCCCACCTCCGGCGGAATAACCAGCTCGGCCACAATGTAATTACTGTACCGGTTGTCCTGGCTGATTTTATTCAGAGTGTGACGCCAGACCTCATTAACAAGCTGCGTCTGACCGGCTTCAGGATCCGGCAGCTTTCCGCCGCCGTCACCAACAGCCATAACGTTAAGATTTATTTTCTTACCGCCCGGCATGGTGGCCGCAGCAAGCTTAGCGGCTCCGGCAGTGGTGATAACGGTTTTAAATTTCGTGCTCATTATTCCTCACTTATCCCGGGTAAACCGTAATAATATCGCCGTCGCAGGACACGCCGCCGGTATACAAATAACCGGGAATGTCCTGGACAATATTCAGGCCAGTCAGATGACGACTGGCTGGTTTTGCATCCGCAATCAGTCGTTCCATTTCGAAATACATTTCTTCGGTAATGCCACTTTCAAGCACCCCGATATCAAGCCGGAATGTACCTGGCGGGTCGCCGCTTTCCCACCATTCCGTTACATTGATGACATAGCCGAGAGGCTCCACTACCCGACGGATTGCGCCGATAGTCCCCTTGTGGCAGTGAATGAAATATGCATCACGGATAACGGCACGTTTTGTTCCCTCCGGCCAGTTCTCATTCCACCGGTCGACAGAAAACGCCCACGCCAGCCACGGCAACAAATTTTCCGGGCAGGTGTCAATATTCCACAACGCGCGGATGTTGACCGGTGTCCTTTCAATCTCAGCACATGCCCTTGCGGCGGCTACTTCCAGTGGCGATGAGCCCACCGGCAATAATCGTGAGTCATTCATCAGATCCCCCGATTACTAGGCTGTAGTCAGTGCAAAAGGATGCCTGTGTGTTATCGAGAACAATATCTGCGACCGGTGCCGCCAGCTCCACCCGCTGAACCCCCTCAACATGCAGGGCGGCATAAATCGCTGATTTACGGATATCGCGCCCGAGGCGGTGCTGCGCGCTGATATAGGCTTTCAGCTTTGCCTCAGCCGCCGCCCTGATGGGTTCACTTTCCGGGCCGGGATAAAGATAAAGCGTGGCGTTAATCTGGTAGTTAACAATTTCGGCTGACTGTACCGTCACCCGGTCAGCGACCGGCCTGACATCTTCTGCGTTCAGGGCATTGCGCACAATTGCAAGCAGTTCCTCAGATGCGACGCCGTTGTTTTCACGTGACAACACGGAAATCGTCACACAGGCTGGCGACGGGCTGATAACTGAAATATCGCCGACGCGCCCGTCAGCACTACGGCCATGATACTGGTACGCCCCGACAGGCCCCGCCACGCTCAGCCCCTCAAAAGCCTGCTGTATACGCAGACGATAATCGGCGTCGAGCTCCATTTCTGCCGGGGTGGGTGGAATGGTGGTGTCATCAGCAGGCGTGACGACAAGACGCTCAACACTGAAATTTACCCCGATATTATCGAGGTCACTGTCTATGGCATAAGCCAGCATCACTGCGCGTGCAGCTTCATTGACACGCTGACGCCAGATAACCTCTCGGTAGGCGTTTTCCTGCAGCAATTTAACAATTGGCTCAGACTCAAGTGCGAGCGTCCGGGCGACGGCTTCCTGCTGGTCTTCTGGATAGAGCGAAATCAGCGTCGCAATGCGTTCCGCAAGGATGGTTTCATAGTCCAGTTCCTCAACCACGTCGGGAACGGGTAACTGACTCAGGTCAACGGTTGCCATAGTGATTTAACTCAGTGAAACAGTGGTTGAAACTGACGCACCGGTATCGGTACGCATCCCGGTAATATCGACATACATTTCGCCAGTGTCGCCGCGCTCAAAGCTGATGGAGATAAGCCTGATGCGTGGTTCCCATTTCTGGATCGCGGAATAGCACGCAACCATGATTTGCAGCCTGAGCGCCGGGTTTTGCGGCATGTCAATCAGCGCAGACAGGAGCGAGCCATATTCACGACGCATTACCCGCGAGCCGACCGGCGTCAGCAGAATGTCGCGCATGCTCTGGCTGATATGCTCACTGTCACTGATACCTATGCCGGTATTGCGGTTCATCCCCAGATAACGCGCTGTCATTTTGTGCCCTCCGTCCAGTTCCCGCCCCGTTGTACGCCGCCGTGACCGTGGTTATCGACCTGCACGCCGTTTGATTTCAACGTGCCACCGGTATGTTCGATGTTTCCCCGCATGGCGCCGCCTTTCTGCACCTCAAGCGTCGCCGTCGTCAGTTTGTTGGTGCATACCACCTCCGGGGTGTCGAGGGTGATACGTTCTGCCGCTTTTACCAGTACCACCGGCACGGTGGCGGTAATGGACTCCGATGCCGTCACATCGGCAGTCTTGATGCCGCTGACCGTCAGCGCACCGGTTTCCGGCTCATACTCCATAACAGCGCCGTCGGGGAACACCACATGCCACGCATCCGCCGAGGCTGACGGGGCAGGGTTATCGTCGGAGAAAATCCCCGGCAGCACGAAAGCAGTATCAAGCTCGCCACCAATTGCCAGCAGCAGCACCTGCTCACCGACCGAGGGAGCCCACCATGTCCGCGAACGACCGGCGCGGGTGGTCAGCCAGTTCAGCCATGCAGTCTGGATCCCGCCGCTTTGTACGCGGCACAGCCCCTGCGCGGTATCGACCTCAGTCACCACACCTGAGCGGATGAGGTTACGAATCGCGCGCGCGAGCTCCTGTATTGTGGATAACGTATTCATAGTGCAAGGATGCCTCTGGTCTGGAGTCGCGCCAATTCGCGCGGCTCCGGTGGTGGTTCACACAATATTTATTTACCGAGATGCCTGATAATGATGTCTTCAATCATCTGCTCATCGTCGCGGGTGAAACCGAGCAACGGGCGCGCCGCGTACTGCACATCCCGACTGTGACGATTTGGCCGGTCTTTGAGGCCATACTGATGCACCCGCGCCATGCGCTGTACCCTGCCGGTAAATTCCACCACCGCCGCACTGTCGCTGCCTTTGGCTTTCATAAAGCGGTTAGTGCGCAGTCTGGCGAACATTTCGCGCCTGATACGGCCTTTCTTACTTCGCACCGGCTGGCGCTTTCGGGCGGCATACGGGGTGCCGTCGGGTGCCTGCTGTCGCCTGATGCGCTGCTGCTGACTGGCGCGCAGTTTTTTTGCAATGTCAGCCGCCATTTGACGACGCGCCGCCGGTGACAGGCTGGCAATCAGACCGGCAAGGCGCTCCTGCAGCGCGGTTAACTCACTCATCCCACTTACTCACCAGCTCGCCGTTAACGTACAGCTCGACCGGGCGCGTCACTGGCTCAGGCAGCGGTGGCTCAGGGGCATAGCTGACATGCAATGCGCCGTCGACCTCTTTGACGAGCGTGCGCTCGGTGAGTCTCAGGCTGATACTGATATCGAGCGAATCGTCGTTATTGATATCAATCATCCATGTGAATCCTTTCTCCCGCCCGTCGTCGGTGGTCATAATGTCCGGCTGATGCTCACGCAGCCATGCCTGTACCGGCACAAATATCAAATCGAGGTCGCCGGTAAAGTCAGTCACCACCACGTTAAGCACGTACACCTTTTCAAACGACAGCGAGCTCTCCAGTCGGGAATCCGTATGCCCGTTATCAGCGAACAGGCGCAGCATATCGGGGTTGTTTCGGAGCTGCGGCACGGCGTTAATCAGCGCCTTGCGCAGGCTTTTGTGCTTCTGCATCGAGTTCATCCTGACAGTGTTTGACGGTTTTGACCTGCAGCGCGCAGGCGGTCAGCGCGCCCTCAAGGCGGCGGATATCCGCGCTCAGGTCACCATTAGTTTTCGGATCACTTCCCGGCATCGGGCAAAGGCTCACCCTCGGGCATCCGCTGACCACAATCACCGGCGCTGGCGCAGGCGTGGCGGATGTGCAGCCTGCGCACAGCATCAGGCAGAGGAGCGTTATACCAGCGGCGAAAGGCTTCATTTTCATCAAGTAACCTCGTTATCGTCTGCTCGCGGCGGTTTGCTTCTGCGCCTGCCTTTGCGAGCTGTTCGCGCAGTGCCACCTGCGCGGATTCATTACGTCGGGCGAGCTGGCCGGCGACACTGAGCTGATTTTTCAGCATGCCAATCGTCGCCTTTTGCTCGCTCGCAACGCGGTTTGCCGTCTCAAAGGAGCGGGATAAATTGCCATTCTCATGGCGCAACCACATCAGACCGAGCACGGCCAGCACAAACAGCGTTATCAGGACTTTCATGCCACCACCCCGCCAGCCGTGCGCCAGACGGTAACCAGCTTTTCGAGACTGTGCTCGCGCTGGCCGTAACCGGCACCCGGCAATGACGCCCAGATATTCCGGCAACGGGAAACAGCACGCTCAATACGCCCCGCCCGGATATCGTCAATAGCACCGCGCTCCCGGATTAACTGGATCGCGAGCTTGTCCTGCGACAGTGGGCTGAAATCAGGCAATGCGAGCTGTTTTTTATAGTGCGGCCAGAACATATAAAGCTGCTGGTAACGCCCCGATGCCGTGGATTTCTCGCCACGGCGATTAAACACTTTCGCGGGTCGGCCATGTGCGAAAGGGTGGTCGCTGTAATCGGTGAAAATCTCTGGCCTGCCATCAAGGCCGGTAACAATGACGTCGTAGCCACGGTTTTTCGTCAGCGGATGGTTCGCCGTTCCTTCGGAATACGCCAGCATGTCCAGAAAGGCGGCGATATTCTGGTGAGTATTAATGACCGGCATCGCCTTCCCCCTTCTGTGACTTAAAGCGGCGCTGAATGGCGATTTCCACCACCTGATAACCGGCAATACCGAGCATGGATCCAATACCGCACACGGCGGGCAGTGACATATCAGGAAACTGCACCAGAACAACACCGGCGACCATTGAGACAAAACCGCCGAGCAACATGCGTCCGACAAACAGGCGCGGGGTGATGGGCTCACCACCTGCCAGCACTTTTCCGACCACAATCAGTGCCCCAATCACAAACAGTGACAGGACGCCTTTTTCCCCTTCTGTCATGGTTTACTCCCAAAGATTGATAGTTTCAGTTACGGGTGAAGACGGCACATCGGGCAGGTCAATTGCCGTGCCATGCGGCAGAATGACGCCCAGCTCAGACAGGCCGGGATTAGCCTGCAGCACCGTTTCAACCACGCCCTCAGTGCGCCCGTAATACCTGGCGCAAATCACGTCGAGGGTGTCGCCCTGCATCGACCTGACCTTCATCAGAGCTGGCCCACGATGCAGCGCGGTTTGTCCTGCAGACGCGCGACCGACCAGCGCATATCCCGCCACAGGTCATCAATGGTGGTTTCGACGCTGTCGGCTTTTTTGTCACCCTTGCCGGTGGCTTCAACACCGCGATAGCGCTCATACAGGGTGGCGGTTGCCATCGCCGTTACGGCGCTCAGATAGTGGAAAATACGCACATTCTCGCCATCGATTTCCTCAGCAGGCACGTCGGCCAGATGCTTAAACCCGGCGGCAGTCTGGCGCAGCCGGTAGTCGTAAAGCTCCGCATTGGTTTCCGCCATGCCAGTTCTGATGGCATGGCGCAGGCGCGCATCGGAAACCGTCTGCTCAAGCCGCATCAGCTCGCGCACACGCTTCGGATCCACATCAGGGAAAAAGAACGTGTTTTTAATTACTGCATCGCCCGTCTCCGGTACGGGAATCACCACGCCCGGTACGTCCTGTGGTTCGTCGGGCTGGTTCAGAATTATTGTCGTCATGACAACCTCATCAGGTTGGGCGGTGGACGCCGGTCGCCGTCAGGGTCAAAACCCGCTTTGACCGGCGTGCCGCCCGGCTCGGGGAGCGTTCAGTTAACCGGCGGTTTTTACCGCCTTTGGTGGACGCCCGCGCTTTGCTGCCGGTCTGGCGACAGGTTTGCGCGTACGCGGTTTAGTCGTTTTACGGGGGGGGGCCTCCGCTTTTGGCTTCAGTGCGCGTTCCAGCCGCTCAATCTCTTTGCGCACACCGGCATTGCGGTCGAGCTGCATCGCGCGCTGAAACTGCGCCAGCGCCTCTGCATTCATACCGGCATCACGCAGGGTCAGGCCTGTCACCTTATGCAGACGGGCACGCACCATATCGGGAACGTCAGCGCCGTCGGTCAGGTCGATAGTGGTCTGCAGCCAGGAAAGGTCGACAGATTCACCGGCATCGCGCAGACGCAGTGCGGCAAGCGCCACCTCCTCAACCAGCATGTAAGGTGTCGTGCGGCGATGGTCAGTGGTGAGGCCGTATTGCAGCGCGTAGGGCGCAATTTCCAGCGCGCCAGCGATATCACCGGCATCAAGACGCCACAGCATGACGGTCATGACAATGTCATCCTGCGCACCGCAGCCATCAGCCAGCACACCGGCGACCCACGGCGCATAGAACGGCAGCAGCTCGCGCTTTTTCGCGGCTTTACGCTCGTTTGAACGGATGTTTTTTAACGTGCGGCGGTCATCGGCCAGCTTAACCAGCATCTGCTCATAGGCGGTTGCATGGCGCAGCGGGACTTGCTCCCGCTGCGCGGCTTGAGAGGCCGAGACCCGCATCATGTGACGCTGTGCGGGGCTCGTCATGGTTTAGGCTCCGCTTTCCGGTGCTGCAGGTGCGGTGAAATCGCCCAGGGTGATGTTTTCCAGCAGGCACCCGGCGGCATACGCCTCGACCACATAGTCGATATTCATCGACTCGTAGTTTTCAACGCGGTCTTTTTTCGGGTTTTCATCAATGCTGCGGCGGTGGCTCTCATCCATGAAATAGATAGAGAGGTTTTCCAGAGTAGTTACCAGTACGGCATTCGCCGGGAAGTACGGCACGCGCACAGCAGGCAGGTTGCCGATTCGCTTCTGGCTGATGATGATATCTGCCGCGAGCGCCTCGCTGTTTTCCTGCGGCTTGTTCACCAGCGGGAAATATTTGTCGGCCAGCAGCTTACGGCCAACGATGGCAACGAGTTTCGGGTCATCCTGATAAACCTCGTCAATCAGGTTGTTGGTCGCATCCATCACCAGCGCGTCGAGGTTCTCATAGTCACCGTTTCGACCAACGCGAATCACTGCCGAAACGACCTTACCGTCAGTATCGGTGATATTGCTCATCACACGTGTCGGGGCTTCATTGCGGTATTTCTGCAGCCAGCCGACGGCCACATCCTGCAGCATCGGATTTTTGGTACGGTCAGAGGTGGCGGCGCGGGTGGTACCGTTAAAACCAGCCATGATGAAATCGAGCGCCTGACGCTTGACAATGGCGTCGCGGATACGGCGCTGGAAGTCCTGAAAACGCGCCCACAGGTCGAGGGTTTTATATTTCAGGTGGAAGTCAAAGTTAATCTGGTCGCACTCGTACTTGTTGGATTCAAGCGCGGTGAAGTCTGCGGTCTTACGCTCATCATCGCCCGAGGTATCAGTCGTGCTGGCGATAGTACCGGTCACACCGACGCCGATTTTCTCACCCTTCATTTCTGCGACCGGCAGAATATTAATCGTCTGCAGAAACGCGGATGACTCCTGCACTTTGTTCATCAGCGTTTGCGTGACGGACGGCTCGACGGTGAATTTTTTACTGACATCATCAGTGCTGATGCCGTTCAGCTCAGCGACGCGGGTCAGATAGGCATTAAACTTAAAACGGGTTTCCGGGCGCATAGTCTTTCCTGTTTGAATTTATCGGTTAGTCACTGCATCGGGCGGGGTTGCCGCCCGGTTTCTGTTCTGCGGTTTATCAGCAGTCGGTCAGCAGCTCATCGCCACCGCCGCCGCTGGCTTTCGTGCGTCGCGGCTGGCTGAAACTTTCGGTTTTGTCGAGGGTGGTTTTCAGGGCGGAAAAGGCCTGGCTGGTTTCTTCAACCTTGCCGGTCAGTTCCTGTTTAAAGGTGGCTAGCGCGGTTTCCATATCGGAAAGACGCTTATCCTGCGCAGTGAGGCTGGTCTGCACATGTTCGCTGACGGTGGTCACCGCCTCATGCACATCATTCAGGCGCGCATCGTCGCTGACCTGTTTACGGCTGAAAATGGCTTTCACCTTGTCGGCCAGGCTGTTGAGCACCGTGTCGGGAACGTCTTCAAATTCCAGTTCGGCCAGCGTGGCGACTGAAAAGACATTTTCAGGACTGGCCTTAAAGCGCTGCAGCGGGTTGTACTTCGCCTTGCGGCAGAATTCGAGGTATTCAGTACCGAGGCTCGCAGGGTCATCAGTGACCGCAAGGCCGACAAGATAGCATTTGCCGGTGTTACCAAAATTCGGCTGAATTTCCATAGAGGTATAGACCTTCTGCGCGGCTTTATTCATCGCGATAAGGTCATCGGTTGGGGTGATTCTGGCGAACAACGCCCATTTGCCATTCAGCGCAGAATCGTCGTCAATCTTTTCGGCTTTCAGCTCAACCACATCGCCATAACGTTTAAACATGCCGTCGGGCAAAAGGCCGCGAATGTGTTCAAGGTTGATACGGCAACCGTAGACGCGCGGGTCATAGGTTTCGGCCATTTCCTGAATATCGCTGGCGCTGATAATGCGCCCGTCGCAGGTATCACCCTCGACGCCGATGCGAAAGAATTTTGAGACTTTTTTTGCCATTGTCAGGAGTCCTGATGTTGGGGTTACGGGTCAACGCCAGTTTCCGGTCTCAGGACGCGCCAGACTACCAATGACGACTGGATAACCGCCCACACAACAGCACCTTAGCGAATCGCTGACGGCCATTAAGTAGCCTTGCCCTGAATCCACTACGGCGAGGCATCAATGACCATTTCCACCGATACAACCTTGTTGCATGACCCGCGACGACAGGCATCGCTGCTTTACTGGCAGGGCTTTTCCGTGCCACAGATTGCCGAAATGCTGCAGGTCAAGCGCCCGACCGTGCAGAGCTGGAAGCAGCGCGACGGCTGGGACGACATCGCACCGATTTCCCGCGTTGAAAGCAGCCTTGAGGCCAGGCTGATTCAGCTCATCGCCAAGCCGCAAAAGACAGGCGGCGATTTCAAAGAAATTGACCTGCTCGGACGGCAGATTGAACGGCTGGCGCGCGTCAACCGTTACAGCCAGACCGGCAACGAGGCCGACCTGAACCCCAACGTCGCCAACCGTAACAAAGGGGAGCGCAAAAAGCCGAAAAAGAATTTTTTCAGCGACGAGGCTATCGAGAAACTGGAGGAATTATTTTTCGACCAGTCTTTCGAGTACCAGTTGCAGTGGTACCGCGCAGGGCTGGAGCACCGTATTCGTGACATTCTCAAATCCCGCCAGATTGGCGCGACGTTCTATTTCTCCCGCGAGGCACTGCTGCGCGCGCTCAAAACCGGCCATAACCAGATATTTTTGTCAGCCAGTAAAACGCAGGCTTACGTGTTCCGGGAATACATCATTCAGTTTGCGCGACTGGTTGACGTTGACCTGACCGGCGACCCGATTGTCATCGGCAACAATGGCGCAAAGCTGATTTTTCTCGGCACCAATTCCAACACCGCGCAGAGCCATAACGGCGACCTGTATGTCGATGAAATATTCTGGATCCCGAATTTTCAGAAGCTGCGCAAAGTCGCATCGGGCATGGCCTCGCAAAAGCATCTGCGCTCAACTTACTTTTCGACACCTTCCACGCTGGCGCACGGCGCTTACCCCTTCTGGTCTGGCGAGCTGTTCAACAAGGGGCGCGCCAGTGCCGCTGACCGCATCGAAATCGACATCAGTCACAGCGCGCTCGCCGGTGGGCTTCTTTGCGCTGACGGACAGTGGCGGCAGATTGTCACTATTGAGGACGCCCTTGCCGGTGGCTGCACCCTGTTCGACCTCGACCAGCTCAGACGCGAAAACAGTGATGAGGACTTTAAGAACCTGTTTATGTGCGAGTTTGTCGACGATAAGGCATCGGTATTCCCGTTCGAGGAGCTGCAGCGCTGCATGGTCGACGTGATGGAAACATGGGAGGACTTCGCCCCGTTCGCCGACCATCCATTCGGCTCGCGCCCGGTCTGGATTGGCTACGACCCGTCCCACACCGGCGACAGTGCCGGATGTGTCGTACTCGCGCCGCCGGTGGTTTCGGGTGGCAAGTTTCGCATGCTGGAGCGTCACCAGTGGAAAGGCATGGACTTTGCCGCGCAGGCAGAAGGCATCCGCAGGCTCACTGAGAAATACAACGTCGAATACATCGGCATTGACGCAACAGGCCTCGGTCTCGGTGTATTCCAGTTGGTGCGCTCATTCTACCCGGCGGCACGCGGTATCCGTTACACGCCAGAAATGAAAACCGCAATGGTGCTCAAGGCGAAAGACACGATTCGCCGTGGCTGTCTGGAGTACGACGCCGGAGCAACTGATGTCACACAGTCGTTTATGTCCATCCGCAAAACCATGACCAGCAGCGGGCGCAGCGCCACCTATGAGGCCAGTCGCACCGAGGAAGCCAGCCACGCTGATATCGCATGGGCCACCATGCACGCCCTGTTAAACGAACCGCTTTCTGCCGGTAGCGGCATGCAGCCTAAATCTATTCTGGAGTTCAACTAATGGGTAAGCAAAAATCCCGTAAAGCCGCCGCGCAGAAAGCCCGCGCACCACAGCAACTAAAAGCCAGCGCACCGCAAAAAATGGAGGCATTCACCTTCGGTGAGCCGGTGCCGGTGCTCGATAAGCGCGATATTCTGGATTACGTCGAGTGCATCAGTAACGGCAAATGGTACGAGCCGCCGGTCAGCTTCTCCGGGCTGGCAAAAAGCCTGCGCTCTGCAGTGCATCACAGCTCACCGATTTACGTTAAACGCAACGTGCTCGCGAGCACCTACATTCCGCACCCGCTGCTGTCCCGTCAGGATTTCAGCCGCTTTGCACTCGACTATCTGGTATTCGGTAACGCCTTTCTTGAGCAGCGCCACAGCGTCACCGGACAGTTAATCAAACTGCTGACTTCACCGGCAAAATACACCCGACGCGGGGTCGATGATTCGGTTTTCTGGTTTGTGGAAAACTTCACTCAGCCGCATGAATTCGCACCCGATACCGTGTTCCACCTGCTGGAGCCTGATATTAATCAGGAGATTTACGGCCTGCCTGAATATCTCAGCGCACTTAATTCCGCCTGGCTGAATGAATCCGCAACGCTGTTCCGCCGCAAGTATTACCAGAACGGCGCGCACGCAGGTTACATCATGTATGTGACTGACCCGGCGCAAAGCGCGACTGACGTCGAATCGCTGCGCGATGCAATGCGTAACTCTAAAGGGCTCGGCAACTTTAAGAACCTGTTTTTCTACTCACCGAACGGGAAACCGGACGGCATAAAAATCGTGCCACTGAGCGAGGTCGCCACGAAGGATGACTTTTTTAACATCAAAAAAGCCAGCGCTGCCGACCTGATGGATGCGCACCGCGTACCGTTCCAGCTCATGGGCGGCAAGCCTGAGAATATCGGCTCAATGGGTGACGTTGAGAAGGTGGCAAAGGTCTTTGTGCGTAACGAGTTATCGCCGCTACAGGACAGGTTCAGGGAGGTAAACGACTGGCTCGGCATGGAGGTCATCAGGTTCAAAGAGTACACCCTCGACAACCCGGAATAATTCCCTCTCAAGCCGCCATCATGGCGGCTTTTTCATACCCGGCCATCATCACGCCTCAGACGCGCCACACGCGCACAACCACCCCCGACCACCAACGAACCGACAGCGACTATGAACGCGCCGTCACGACGCGCTCAGACGATAATTTTTATTATTACGCACCACCTCTGGCGCGCAATGCTTTCCCCGCCACGCCTGCCCGCTTTATGGGTCGGTTTTAATGCAGTTGCATGACCACGACGGATCCGCTCCAGCTCTGGTGGTACACGCTCAAAGCTGGCGCGGTTTACGCATGCAAAACAATGCACCTGATGCATGCATTGCTCACAATCGTATTTTCAACACGCTAATTACTGAGTGCTTTATCATTTGGTGTGGCTTCAATAACCATAATATCCAAATCCAAAAACGCAAAAATCGCACGTGCTTTGGCACAAAACCTTTGGTCTTTACTCAAAATAGCATCACAGTAAATTGCCATGGCCGTGTGGTTTGCATCACTTAAAATAGCCGGGATTTTTTCAATGCGATTGAGTCCCTTGTCAGGATGAAAACCTAGAAAATTTAGAACAGTATGGCAACCTACGACGCCCAAATATAAAGGCCAACGCTCATATCCCTGTTTGTCTAATGGTTCAAACCCATAGAATTGTTCAATAGTCATTCCCTTATAATTAACACGCAACATTTCCCACATTAGCAGAAGGGGATTATCCTTAATTGAAAGGTTGCTAGCTCTGCCCCTGCCGGTACCAATTGCCGTGCGGGACGCCTCCAAACTTTCAACTTCCTGCAATTTACCGCAAACAACTGACTCAATACCCGCAACTGCTCTCTCTATCTGAAGCTCTATATCTTTGGTAGCACTGCCATCTGGTGACAAATGAGCATAAAGGAATTCTTTTAATTTATGAGGCTGATGAAGGATTTCATTGTGATTATCTGCGCCAGCTAGCCGCGCCAAGAACTGCATTTGTGATTGCATGAGCTCATCAATATTGATTTCACTGATGTTATCAAGCCACTGTTGATACATATCTTTTGGCTCACAATAATCATGAAGAAATGCACGCCCGGTGAGTCTAAATTGATTGTCTAATTCGAGTTCTAATTTTCTTGCCTTAAGGTTTTTTAATACATCTAAAAAACGCATATTTTTAGCACGTTTGATTTCATTAAAGCTCTCATCCGAATAAACCCATACCGTATCGTCTGGAGCCTCTAAGGTCATTCGATTCTTGCTTATTTCGTCCAATATATTGTGGTCAAGATAAATCTTCATAACACCTCAGCATGACTTTGAGAGACATTACCGACACTTGCAATTTCTGACTCCAAAGACATTCTACTTTGTCTATGTCTTGGCTAACGCCTCGCAAGGCTCGTTGTTCAACCCCGCCAGCACTGAAAGCGAGTTTCAGCACCAGCGGCGTTTGTCACTATATTGTTTAATTGTCGAGTATCGAATCGACTTCACCTGTTCGCACGTTGACGCGTGCCGCTACGGTCTGCTTAACCACACCACCATAAGCATTAGTGCCGCGAAACGTTGTTTTTACAACGGCATGCGGGTCTTTATTCAAAATCAGATGGTAGACCGTTGAAACATGTTTATAAGAGGAATCATCATTCATGCTGGCTTTTATCAGCTTCTCTAACGGGCGATAAGAGCCATCCCAACCGCTAAAATTACCCTGAAATGCGTCAAGGTTGATTTTATTATTCAGAGATTGTGGATCCTTCTCGAAGTCGTTGAAACACCACCCCAACACATCACCGAGCTTTAACGCATCATCTTTAGTAAAAGTGTACTCGCTCATACAGGCATAAAAGGCATCAGCAGAGCTGGCCGGTACACCTTTGAAGCCCACATAGTCTTTAACGATATCGTGCCGGGTTTGTTTTGGCTCGTTGCGATATTCTTTGAGTGTTTTGTCTGCGTACTCAAACGTTGGCGTTGCCGGTTCCGCTTTAACCGCCGGTGCGTCAGTTTTAGCCACTGGCTGACTTTTTTCAGTCGGCCATAAGATTGAGCCAATAACGCCCAGCGCCAAACAGCCACCGAGATAAACCGCACTGGAGCGCTTACGGCTCGGCATTCGAACCAGCGACGGCTTGATTAGCCCCACGATAAAAGCAATAAAGAGAGCCAGAGATAAAAATGCTATTAAGGTATCCATGATTTTCCTTTGTGTGTAATCCCCATACAAAACAACCCCATGCTATCAAACATGGGGTCGAGGGTTGCACATTTTTCAGGGATTAACGCCAGCTCTCATCTTCCCACACTTCCTGAAGGATGCTATCCAGCGCTTCGCGGTCTGAATCTTTATCGAACCCCATCAACTCGACACCGGTCATGGATCCCTTTTTAACAGTAACGCGCGTTGACGGAAAAACAGACTGTATTCGCCTGGTCAATTCGCATTGAAAAGCATCAATTATCGGCTGTCCTATTTTTTGGTCTTTATCTAACGTGATATTTACCTTCACCTTGCTCTCCTTTGCAAAAGTCTCATCGACAGGCGGAGCGGAAAAAACAACGGAAAAATTATTGTTTTTCATTAGGTTGCCTTTTGCTATTTCCGCAATCAAATTTAAGGCAATTTCTCGGTCTCGCTCCTGACAAGTACCCTCAGTCGTCAGACGCGCAATCATTTCGACACGCTCAATCATGACGTGCTCTCTCAACTCTCTATCCACACAACCTCCACTACGAGATACTGTATAAACATACAGTAGCACGTATCGACAAATGGTGTGAAGAAAAAAATCACAGTTAAATACACTGTATGTACATGATATGGATGAATATTAGCGGTTACATTTTCGTTGCCATTTCAGCTAAAGCCGCAACACGATTAAGGATTTCCCTAGCTTTAGCCTCATGCGATGGCGCTGCGGAAAATATTTCTCCTTTGGCCGTTCCGCGTAACCATTTGCCATCAAAACAACTTTTGCCACCGGCCATCAGATGCAGGGCTTCACCCCGGCTGATTGTGATGCCGGTTGTCAGTTGTATCTCGTCGATAGTTTTAGCTATAGCTGCGTTTTGCTCATCCGTTCCGTGGATGAATTTTCGCCTTATTGCTGGCTTTTGCTTCCTGAGTCGGTTGGTCAGCTCTCGTCTTTCGCGCCGACTCAGTGGTTTTGTTAAATCCAGTATCGGTGGATCGCTTTCGCTTCCCGTACAGTTATTGACAGAACTCCGAGAGGGCGCAGGAGCGCCCTTAACGTCAACGGCCAAATCAACGGCACGCTT